CAGACTATGTGACCAAGAACCTCCCACATCCACCATGGAAAGACTACAAGCTTACTATATTAAGACCAAGCAACTTCTCGCTGCAAGGAAACGACAGCGGTCTCGCTCGTCGCGCGGTATGCTATACCGCCTTAATCGGTGGGCACATCTTGTCCATATGGTCAGGTGGGTTCGCGAAAATTTCTTTTTTCGTTCTGGGTGTACTCTGGACCTGGTGTCTGGATTCCTCGAGAAACTGGGGAAGGTTTGGGTTACCCGGGGGACTGCATTTGCAATCTCCTGGTGTAAGGAGGGGCGTCAGTCCCTTCTTCGGGCCCTATCTTCTCCAGAGTCTCCAGAGTCTCACAAGAGGCTTGCCCGCCTTGCGAGGGTGTATCGTCTCCCCCTTCGGAAAACCGACCTGCTTAAGGTGTCGAGAGTTCATCTCCGACTATACCTTACAGCTCTTATTATCCTTAGGGGTGAACATCTCCCTCTCAACGTCGACCTTGGGCCGATCCGGGATCCTTCTTCGGTAACGAAGGAGGTCCTTGATCGCCTCGGGGAACATGTCAGCGGGTTCTGGAGAGAGCTTAGAAAACTCTCTCGGGATGCCAGGCTACCAGGCTGGTGGCAGTCGTATCACTTCACGACCAAGAAGGGCCCCTCCCGGGGCAATGCTATGATGGAGTGCTGGAATAATTTCCTAGCTCTTCCTCCGACTCTTATTAAGTCGATTAGCAGCCTTGGGGGGCCCCTTCTGGCGCGTCGGATTGGGTTCCTTCTCTCGAATCGGGGTATTTTCGAGGAGTTCCTTGGGTCTAAACCCTCGGATACTCTTAGAAGGCTTGTCCCTATTCACGACAAGGAAGGGAAGACTCGGGTAGTGGCTATTCTGGACTACTGGTCCCAGACAGCTCTTTACCCGATTCATGCCTGGATCTTCGCAATTCTGCGTAAGATTCCTCAGGATATGACTTTTAACCAAGGAGAGTACAAGGATATCGTTCTCAGATGGGATACTCCAGAGAAGATTGTTAAGAAGTTTTCTGTTGACCTTACTCAGGCCACAGATCGCTTCCCAATCTCTCTGCTTGTCCTAGTTCTCTCTGGCATCCTCCCTGCTGACAAAGTTGCAGCTTGGAAGGATATCATGGTCGGGTATCCCTTCACCTATCAAGGTGCAAAGGATATCCGCTATGGGGCTGGTAACCCAATGGGAGCTTACTCCTCTTGGGCCGTCTTTGCCCTTGCTCACCACTTTGTGGTGTACGTGGCATGTCGGCGTTCTGCCGTACAATGGTCCACTAGCAAATATGTCCTTCTCGGCGATGATATTCTCATCGGGGACCGGAGAGTTGCTAGGAAGTATCTAAGGATCATCCGAGAACTTGGTGTGGAGGTTTCTCCTGCGAAAACGTATGAGTCTTTTGATCTCTGCGAATTTGCAAAGAGACTTCTATACCATGGGGAGGAAATTACACCTTTCCCCCTCTCCTCTATTAGTGATCGCCCGTGGAGTATTCCTACGGTGATCTCTTCTATTATTGGAGAGGAGCGGAAAGGTTATTATCCTATCCACGGTATCCCTCATGCCGTTCGAGCACTGCAGGAGTGCGCCTATTCTTACATTCCGGAGCGCCGCCTTCGGGAAGTTCATGAAGAAGCCTTCCTATGTGAACTGGGGACAAAACTCCTCTCGGGGAGGATCTCGGCTAGTGAGTATATTCTCACTGTGAGCGGGGATCCCAACCTCCGAGGGGAGGGCGACTGGGGAGAAGCCCATCGGGTTATCTTCGTCGCCCTTGCCCTTCAGTTCCAGCGGTCTCTCGGTGGTCACGGTAAAGCCAAGTCTCTTTACGAGAAATGGAAAACCGGACACCGGACTGCCTATCTCAATCTAAGGAAACGGAGTCCAACCCGTTCCCGACTTGATGATAGGGGTAGATGGCATGACCTCTGTTGGCCCGAGTTTGTTGACTGTTTTCCTGTTACCCATTGTATGATGGGTTTCAATCAAATGGTCATCAACCTCGAGAATACCGCTGACACTACTAGTATTACCCGCGAGACCTGGAGTGATCTGGTAAAAGGGATGCACAATCCCTTTTCCGATGAGTCCTTTGGTCTTTCGGAAACTACACGTAGAGCCCGCGTTAGTCACCGGCTTGGCCTCCTGATGAAGACTCTAGTACGTAAACCGGAGGTTTATGCCGATCTCCTATCTAAGGAAGTCAATCGACCTTTCTCCAGAGCCGGAGCCCTTATTGGGTTCCGAGCCCCAGATGGTAGGGATACCTCTGAGGACTGGAGTAAGGAGATGATTAATCCTTATAATAGGAGGATCGGTATTGTTACCTTCCGTCTTATCAAGGCTTATCACCTTGTTACACGGTAACGGTAACGTACTTGGAGTCCATTCATCGGTCCAGAGTCCAC